ATGGAGGAGCTTCAGGCGCTGGCTGAAGAATACAGCGTTCACATCATCGAAGATGCTGCTCAGGCGCATGGCGCGGTCTTCCACGGCCAGAAGATTGGTAGCTTTGGCATAGCCGCGACGTTCAGCTTTTACGGGAACAAGGTGCTTACGTCTGGAGAAGGCGGCGCGGTGGTCACATCGGATGCCCGGTTAGCTGAGAAAGTTGCATTGTATCGCGGGCAGGGCGTGTCTAAAGATCGCACGTATTGGCATACGGTGGTCGGTTACAACTATCGGTTGTCAAACGTGCTGGCCGCGATTGCGTGCGCACAACTCGAGAACGCCGAAGCGTTTGCCATCACTCGAAAGGCTATCTGGCAGCAATATTGGAATCTTCTTCCTAGAAATGTTCAATGTCAGAAGATGCGGTTAGGAACGATTCCAGCGTATTGGATGTTCACGGCACTGGTTCCAGATGGTGTGAACCGGGATGAAGTTCGACGGCGGTTAGACGCGGTTGGAGTGGAGACGCGACCCGTGTTTCCCCCAATTCCCGCAATGCCACCGTATGCGCCGTATGGCGCGGTCCCTCCGGTTGCAGAAGATATCGCGAAGCGTGGTATCAATCTTCCCACGCATTGCGGTCTCACCGTTCGTGATGTGGAGTTTGTGGCTGAAGAGTTTCGGAAGGCTTTGCAATGATCAAGCTCTCCGAGCACGCCTATACGGAGCACCACGCCGGGCCAGCGGAGCCGGACGGGTGGTATCTCTACGACAGCCGTGGACGGTGGAATACAGGTGGTCCGTTCAAGGATGAACGCGCAGCACGACGCTATTGGCTTCTTCAGCAATCGCTTGAGTGGAATCTTTTCGCACCCGACGCGCTGAGCGTGGCTTTGAAAGCGGAGTGCATTCGCGTGCACCCAACAGCGCGAATTGATTCGTTCGTGAAGCTAGAAGGCGGGCAAGGCATCTCGATTGGACCTTACGTGCACGTGGCATCGTTCTGCCACATTGGAATCGGTGGCGGAACCATCATCCTCGAGGAAGGCTCTGCGTGCGCGAGTGGGTCGCGGTTGCTGTCTGGCTCGAATGTTCCTGGTCTTGGTCACGGGTGTTCTGCGGCGGCACCGGACGCGGTCTTCAAGCGGTCGTTTGTGCATCTTTGTCGTAACGCTGTCGTGTTCACGGGAGCCACTGTGCTTCCGGGGATTACCATCGGTGAGAACTCGGTTGTCGCGGCGGGTGCACTTATCACGCGGGACGTTCCGCCATTTGAAATCTGGAGTGGCGTGCCTGCACAAAAGATCGGAGAGATCAAGTGAAACAAATAGCGAAGCTTCTTGCAGTGATGTTCAGTGTGCTGGCGCTTCTCTCGTACGTTGCGGGCGCAGAGTGGACACTTCCACTTTTGATTGCGGCAGCAATCTTCCTCGCAGCGGATGCGAACATTCCTCCCGGCCAATGAATATTGTCGTGGGCTCTTTGTGGCGGGATAGTTCTCGTAACGTCCCGCGATATGTCGGTCAGGTGGACGCATTAAAGCGACACGTCGGCACAGGGCACCACGTACGCGTGATTGCAGCGGAAGGCGACTCGACAGATGGTACCGCGCAAATGTTACTTCGGCAGCTGTGGGATCTTCAGCTTGTAGACGTGTCCAACGGTGAACCACGATACGGAAGCACGGAGCAGCCAGAGCGGATGGCTGCACTCTCAAAGATTGGGAATTCGATTTTCTTTTCTGTGCGGCCGGATGACGACGTACTGGTCTACGTGGAATCGGACCTCATTTGGGACCCACATACGATTGGTTCGTTGATTGACGCGGCGATGGAACAGAAAGATGACTTTGATGTGTTTGCGCCGCTTGTATTTGCTGGAAAGGATTTTTATGACGTGTGGGGATTCCGTGGGATGGATGGACAACGGTTCGCACCGTTTGCGCCCTACCATTCGAGTCTCCGGCCAACAGGCTTCACAGAAGTGAGCAGCGTAGGAAGCTGTCTTGTCATGAGAAGGAGGGTCGCAGTTACAGTTCATCCAATGGTTAGTAATGCGCTCGTGGAATGGTGTGGCAACGCGCGGGCGCAAAGGTTTCATATTGCGGTATGGGCAGATTTCAAGGTGAGGCATCCATGAAGGTCTACATTCAACAGCAGTCATTGCCATCCATTGCGATGAAGCGGGTGGCAGATGCGTTGGTTCGTTACGCTCCGGGGGAATGCATCGAATGGGTGGATGACATGTATTTGGCGGATCTTGTGATCCTCCACGTCATTGGGTATCCCGAAACTGTTCAACAAGTGGAAGCACTTCAGCGCCTAGGAAAGCAATACGCGATTATCCAGTATTGTATGCGGTCCACACAACGCCCGGACACGAACGATTGGAAGACGTTGTGGGAGGACGCCGCGCTGGTGTGGTCCTATTATGATCTCGTGGACCTTACGTCGCAGGATGGGATGGACTTCTCGCACGTGAAGTTCTACCATTCACCGCTTGGCGTCGATAGCAGCGTATTCAAACCGTGGCAGCGATCCCGGAAGTATTACACGGTCTGCACAAGTGGATACGTAGCGGAATCGGAAAGTGTGCGGGAAGCCGCGGACGCGTGTGCTGGACTGAAGAAGGTGATGTTTCACCTTGGCCCGCCGTTCCCGTGGTTCGGCTCCCACGTGACCGCGCGAAAGGGCATGAACGATTCAGATCTCTCGCGGATCTTCTCGGACTGTTTCTACGTGTCTGGTTTGCGCCGTGCCGAAGGCTTTGAACTACCAGCCGCGGAAGGTTTGCTGTGTGGTGCACGGCCAATCATGTATGACCGTCCACACTATCGCCAGTGGTTCGACGACTTCGCCGTGTTCATCCCGGAAGATACGCCTGAGAAAGTGACAGCGAATCTGGCTGAGATCTTTCGGAGCGACTATCGCCCTGTGCGTGAAGAGGAGCGGCTTCGCGCGGCGGAATGGTTCAATTGGGAACCTATCGTGAAGGGCTTCTGGGAGCGTGTGCTATGAGAAAACTCATTTGGGTAGGCGACGCGGTCGTCTCGAGTGGGTTCGCCCGTGCCACGCATAAGACGCTCGACGCGTTTGTCCAGAGTGGGCGATGGGATGTCAAGGTGATCGGGATCAACCATTACGGAGATCCGCACGATTATCCATACGACATCTATCCTGCGATTCACTGGCAGAGCGGTGGTGATCCGTTTGGCGTGCGGCGCACGGCGCAGCTTACCACGGCCTATCGGCCCGATGTCATTGTCGTGCAGCAAGACCCGTGGAACTTCGCACCGTATATCAAAGCCGCGGGAAATACGCCCATTATTGGGGCGGTTGCGGTTGACGGCAAGAACTGCCGCGGCAAAGAACTTGTCGGCCTGAAGCATGCGATCTTTTGGACCAAGTTTGGCCAAACAGAAGCACAGCGCGGCGGCTACACCGGACCGTCCTCGGTGATTCCGCTTGGCGTGGATCTGAAGCAATACTTCGAGATGGATCGCGCCGAAGCCCGCTGGCGCGTCGGACTTCCGAAAGAACTCAAAGACGCGTTCATCGTTGGGAACGTGAACCGGAACCAACCGCGCAAACGGTTGGATCTTGTGATCACGTTCTTTGCCGAGTGGATCAAGTCACAGAAGGTGCGCGACGCGTGGCTGTATCTCCACGTGGCACCCACTGGAGAGGACGCCTACGACTGCGGGCAGCTTGCCGAGTATTACGGCATCTCCAACCGGGTGATCACGACGGAGGCACCGCTTGGCTATGGCGTCACAGAAGATCAGTTGAACACAATCTACAACTGCTTCGACTGTATGTTCACGTGCACGCAGGGCGAAGGTATGGGCTTACCTCACCTTGAAGGTATGGCCGCGGGTATCCCGCAGATCGTGCCACGGTGGTCGGCGCTGGCCGACTGGCCGACGGAAGGGTCCGTGCAGCATGTCGAATGTAGCAGTATCGCGCTAACGCCGGGCAAGATTAACGTGATTGGTGGTGTTGCCGATCGCGTGTCTTCTGTTCTTGCACTGGACCTGATGTATCGGGACGGCACGTATCGAGAATCGCTGGCCGTGAACGGGCTCGCATGCGCGCGCGAAGATCGCTTCCGGTGGGAAACCGTCGGGAAGGAATTCTTGAAGACGGTGGAAGCAGCGTTAGATCAGACGCCACTCCAGATTTCAGGTCTTCCGGAAGTGGTGACGACATGAGCTTCGATCTTAAAGGCGTGCAAGCCATGAAAGCCCGGCTCGCAGAGATCCGTGAACAGAAGTCCCGGCAGATACGCGCGGGGCTGACGGACTTTGGTGAGCAGGTGATTGCAAAGGCTAAGAGCCCGGAACAGACACCAGTTCTTACGGGCACGCTTCGAAGCACGGAGCATGTTGAACCCGTGACACAGACAGGAAACGTGTATACGGTAACGGTAGCCGCGGGTGGACCAGCCGCACCGTATGCCGTGCGTGTGCATGAGGATCTCGAGATGCGCCATCCGCGTGGCGGCAAAGCGAAGTTCCTCGAAGATCCATTGAACGATCTCGCATCGCAGGCAACCACCATCGTCGCCGAACATCTCAAGTAGCATACATGGCGTTCTTGGACGATCTTAAGACGTTAATCAATCAGCGTGGGGGTGTCACCCTCTCGAAGATTGGGATCTCCACGCAGAAGAATTGGCCGGATCCAATTCCAAGCGATGGGTTCATGCTACTTGTGAAATACGGTGGAATGTCTCCGGAGCGAACACAGCAGGACGTTGCGGTTGGAAAGCCAGCGTTTCAACGGCCACGGGCGCAGATTCGCGTCCGTGCGCCGGAGTTTCAAACGGCGGAAAATCTGGCCTATGAAGCCTATAACGCGCTGGTGACTGTCCGTAATTTGATCCCGAGCGGAGGCGTGTACTATCGAGAAATTGACGCTATCCAGGAGCCGTACGATGACGGTCCTGATGGTAACGGCAATGCACAAGTGGTGTTTAACGTGCGGGCCATTAAGAACCCGTCCTAGACAGGAGCGACCATGAGCGTAGGCATTTCAGCACAGGGCACACTCATTGCGGTGAGCCCGGATCCCGCGTGGCCGGATCACGATCCTTCGGGTGATCCGGTTGATTTCGATGACATCGCGGAGTTGCGGGACATTACGGCACCCGCACTGACACGCAACGAAATCGAGACCACGAACCACAACGATCAAGACGATTCGTATATCGTCGGCATTCGTCGGCACGGCACGATGCAGTTCAATCTGAACTTCTTGCCGTTCGCCGCGTCGCACGATCATCTGACAGGTTTGCAGAACGACTG